CCATCTAGAAAAAGAAAATATAAAGTAGGCGATCAAGTTTCGGTTGAAGTCAAAGGTAGACAGGAAGTGGGCGTTGTGTCCAATGTGTTGCCCAAAGGCTATGAAGTTGATATTAGTCACGTAAAAGATGCTCCGTCAAAATCAGTTAATATCCCTGAACCTATGTTTGAAGAGGCCAGCGCAGGTGCTACTTCTGCTGGTAATATTGCCAGTACAGGAAATAGTCCTCACATAGCCGCAGGAACTCCAGCTGTTTTAAAACGTTGGAGCGGAGAACCTGGAAAAATGGGTAAAAGTATTAAGCCTCCCAAAGCAGAACCTCAAGATTCTGACGATAATCCTGTGACAAATCCCAAAGTTGGCAACAACTTAATTTCGTAATAAATATAGTATCGGAGAATAACAATGCCAGCAAAGAGTAAAGCACAACAAAAATTTATGGGTATGGTACACGCTGCCAAAAAAGGTGAAAAGCCAGCCAGCAAAGAAGTTGCCAAAGCCGCTAAAGGTATGAGCGGTAAGGCAGCTAAAGATTTTGCTGGCACTAAGCACAAAGGTTTGCCAGAAAAAGTTAAAAAGAGCAAAACTGAAGAATCTCTTCTAAATGATTTTGAACAAGCCATTTCAGAAGTTACTGTTACTTCAGGTCCAAACAAAGGCAAGCAATGGAGTCCAAAAACTCCTGGACCAACAAATAAAAATTACAAAGAAATTGATGGCAATATTCCAAGTCCACCAGACGGAGCAACTGCACCTCCTCCAGGATATAAACCACCAAAAGGAAGTTTGGGCGGACCAAAAGGTGATTGGTAAAGGAAAACAAATGACCAAATCTGAACACGATGCTGATGTGAAGAAAAAGAAAGAAAAAGAAAAAATGAAAAAAATGGCTGAAGCATTTATTCAAATTGGCCGTTTAGAACAAATGATCTTTGAAGCTAAGAAAAAAGGCGATGGCAACTTAGCCAATAATGCCAAGCCATATGACAAAGTTACACGTGGTGATGTTATTGCTGGTCGTTTAGGCAAAGATGAAATGGGTGGTAAGAAAAAAGATAAGAAAGTTGAAGAAGCAGAAGAAAAATGCAACCACACACCAAAAGGTAAAAAATGCCCAGTACATGGCTTAAAAGAATGTGGATCAATGTACGAAGGCAATGATGGCAACTTAGCCAATAATGCCAAGCCATATGACAAAGTTACACGTGGTGATGTTATTGCTGGTCGTTTAGGCAAAGATGAAATGGGTGGTAAGAAAAAGAAAAATTCAAAAACCACTGAAACATTTATGCCAAAAAAACCAAAAACAGAAGTACCACAGCCAACTGACATAGTAAAAGATGTAGTTAAAAAAGCAACTGATAAATTTATAAAACCAAAAGCTCCAAGTAATCTTCCAAAAGCTGACACGAAAGCTGACGTGCCGACCGATAATAAAACAAGCAAGGACGCTTGGGGACCTTCAGATATAGCAGATGTAAATGAAGGATGGACTCATGACAGTTTAGCCGCACAACTTTTTGAAAGTGGTGACGAATACATGGTATCGTTGCATAATCGATTGGCAAAACAACTAAAAGGTTAAACCAATATAACAGGGCACTAGTTGCCCTGTTCTTACGACTTGAGTGTTGACTTTGTATAACTACTCTGCTATAATAACAAATATAACTATTAGGAGTAATTATGTCACGAGTATTTGGAGCTGCCGAACAAACTAAACTGAAACAACTGGTAAAAGATGGTTGGCAGGTTATGGACGAAATTAAAAGTCTACAAGAAGGTCTTAATGAAACAATCAAAGCAGTAGCAGAAGAACTAGATGTCAAGCCTAGTGTTATTAAAAAAGCAATCCGTACAGCAATGAAAGATGACTGGGAACAAACTGCCAAAGACTTTAGTGATTTGGAAGATATTGTTCATACCACAGGTCACGCTGGTCCATGGAATCAACCTGCAACAAAAACAGTAGTAACAACACAAGGCACAAATGATTCAGACGATTCAGCACCATTTTAATTTAACACAAAAATGGGTCAAAGCTGATTGGAACGCTAATCCTTGGCGCTTAATGGCGGAAACTTACAATGCCTTTACTGCATTGGCCACTGCTGTTATTTTTGCCTTAATGGCGCCAAATGTTCCTTATGAAATAACATATCCACTTTGGCTTAGTGGAACATTTTTAATGATATTCTGCGGTATAAGCCGAGGAAGTTTTGGCATGGTAGTAATGAGTGTAGTTATGACAATAATAGACACTTATGGCTATATTAGATTTCTACTACAATAAATACTTATGAGTAAGGTTGATCCAGCCATAATTGGATATATTGGTTTGCAAGCCGTAAGTTGCAAGGAGAAAAAATGAGTTATGTTGACGCGATGTGGGATCGCGACAAGGACGTTGTTCACGTTGTTGAGCGTGACGAAAAAGGTGTAAGACGTTTTGTTGATTATCCTGTAAAATATACATTTTATTACCCAGACAACAAGGGTAAATTTCATAGCATATTTGGTGAGTCATTATCCAAAGTCACTGCTAGAAGTTTTAAAGAATTTACAAAAGAACAAAAAATACATAGCAATCATACATTGTATGAAAGCGACATCAATCCAGTGTTCCGTGTTTTAGAGGAACACTATCTAGGCCAAGAGCCGCCAAAACTACACGTTGCATTTTTTGATATTGAGGTGGACTTTGATCCAGAACGTGGCTACGCTAGTCCAGACGATGCGTTTATGCCAATTACTGCGATTGCTGTTCACCTACAATGGTTAGACACATTAGTTTGTTTAGCGTTGCCCCCAAAGACTTTAACAATGGAACAGGCAAAAGAACAAATTGCAGAATTTCCAAATACAATACTATTTGAAACTGAAGCAGAACTATTAGACACGTTTCTAACACTAATTGAAGATGCAGATGTATTAACTGGTTGGAACTCAGAAGGTTTTGATATCCCTTACACAGTCAATAGAGTTGTCAAAGTACTGAGTAAAGAAGATACTAAAAGATTTTGTTTATTTGATCAGTATCCTAAAAAAAGAGAATACGAAAAATTTGGTCGCACAGCAATTACATATGACTTAGTTGGTCGAGTGCATTTGGACAGTCTCGAAGTTTACAGGAAATACAAGTATGAAGAAATGCACAGCTATCGACTAGATGTAATTGGCGAGTTAGAAGTTGGTGAGAAGAAAACTCAATATGAAGGAACGCTAGACCAACTATACAATAAAGACTTTAAAACATTTATTGAGTATAATAGACAAGACTGTGCATTGCTTGATAAAATGGATAGAAAGTTAAAGTTTTTAGACCTTGCTAACGTGTTGGCACACGGTAATACTGTATTGCTACAAACAACAATGGGTGCTGTGGCTATGACAGAACAGGCCATTATTAACGAAGCACATCAACATGGTCTTATTGTTCCAAGTCGTACACGTAAAGCAGAGCAAGGTGATACTGCGGCTGCTGGTGCGTATGTAGCATTTCCTAAAAAGGGCTTGCATGATTGGATTGGCGCAATTGACATTAACTCGCTGTATCCTAGTGCGATTCGTGCGCTTAACATGGGACCAGAAACTATTGTTGGTCAGTTGCGTCAAACTAAAACTATGGAATTTATTGAATCACAAATGACATTGCATAAAAAATCATTTGCTGGTTCATGGGAGGACAAGTTTGGCACTATTGAATACGAAGCAGTTATTAACCAAGACAAAGCTGAGGAAATTACAATTGACTGGGAAAACGGTGAAGTAAGTGTTCATAGTGGTGCCGAGATTTATGAAATGATTTTTAATAGTCATAAGCCATGGATCCTAAGTGCTAACGGTACTATTTTTACTTACGAAAAAGAAGGTATTATTCCAGGCTTGCTCAAACGTTGGTACAGTGAACGTAAAGATATGCAGAAGAAAAGCAAGGAAGCAGAAAAAGCAGGCAATGCTGTTGAATCTGAATATTGGGATAAAAGGCAAATGGTGCGTAAAATTAATTTGAACTCACTATATGGAGCGTTGTTAAATCCTGGTTGCCGTTTCTTTGATAAGCGTATTGGTCAATCTACTACGCTAGTAGGTCGTCAAGTTGCACGTCACATGGCTAGTAAGATCAATGAAATTGTTTGTGGCACATATGACTACAAAGGTAAAAGTATCATTTACGGTGACACTGACTCATGTTATTTTAGTGCTTGGAGCACTTTAAAAAACGAAGTTGAAAAAGGTAATTTGCCTTGGGATAAAGATACTGTAGTTTCACTGTATGATCAAATTGCAGAGGAAGTTAACCAAAGTTTTCCACAGTTTATGTTGGATTACTTTCATGTTCCAAAGTCACGTGGCGAAGTTATCAAAGGCGGTCGAGAACTAGTTGCTATTAAAGGTTTGTTTATTACTAAAAAGCGTTATGCAGTTCTTATCTATGATAAAGAAGGCAAGCGTATTGATGTAGATGGTAAGCCTGGTAAAATTAAGGCAATGGGTTTAGATCTCAAACGCAGTGATACACCAGAATATATGCAAGATTTTTTAGAAGAAATTTTGTTAGACGTTCTTCAAGGTAAACAAGAACAATTTGTATTAGATAAAATTATTGAGTTTAGAAGAGAGTGGAAAACTAGATCAGGCTGGGAAAAAGGAAGTCCTAGACGTGCTAATAATATCACTGACTATGCCGAGCAGGAACGTAAGCAAGGCAAAGCCAATATGCCAGGACATGTACGTGCATCAATTAACTATAACAGATTGCGCGAACTAAACGGCGACAAATATTCTATGCAGATTGTTGATGGTATGAAGGTATATGTTTGTAAACTGAAAAACAATGCGTTAGGTTATACCAGTGTTGCTTATCCAGTTGATGAACTAAAAATTCCCAAGTGGTTTCAAGAACTTCCCTTTGATGATTCTGCTATGGAACAGACTATTATCGATAATAAGATTGACAACCTCATTGGTATTCTCGAATGGGATATTGAAAGTACCACTGACAGCGGTAGTACATTCAATAAATTATTTGATTTTGAGTGATCTAAAGTTGACTTTGATCCTAAATAACATTAAACTTAACTACAGGAGATTATAATGAAAGATATTTTACAAGACATCGTAGGTCATACACATAACCTAGGATTTTTAAACATCGTCAAAATTACAGGTGACGATGAAGCAACAAAAATTGATAGCATGGCTGATGACCGTACTGTTATTATGCTTGGCGAAACAAATGCACCAGTTCCACAAATGTCTGGAGTATTTGGAATGCCACAACTTAATAAACTAAAATTTTTGTTAGATGGTAGTGAATATAAAGAAAACGCCAAAATTGAATTACAATATGCGGAAAGAAATGGAAATACTATCCCTGTTGGAATTCACTTTGAAAACAAAGAAGGCGACTTTAAAAACGACTACCGTTTTATGAATACAGAAATCATTAATGAAAAATTAAAGTCAGTTAAATTCAAAGTACCTAAATGGGACGTAGAGCTTGAGCCAAGTGTTGCCGCAGTACAACGTTTTAATTTCCAGGCAGGTGCAAATACAGAACACACTACTTTCCTTGCCAAGACAGATGGCGACAAACTAAAGTTTATTTTTGGTGATGCAAGTACACACGGTGGCGAATTTGTTTTTGCAACTGGTGTTAGTGGTAGCCTAAATAAAGGTTGGACTTGGCCCGTTGGTCCAATACTATCTATCTTGAAAATTGCAGATGTAAACAACACTAAAATGAGTTTTAGTAACGAAGTTGGTGCTGTTATGATTACATTAGACAGTGGAATTGCAACCTACAAGTATATTGTTCCAGCACAGGCTTAATATGATTAAAGGCATTACGCAATCTGGTCGTTATATAGCAGTAACAAATGGTAACGCCAGCACTTATGTAAACGGTTATTCTGGATTACAAGGTGTTGGCAATATGCGCTACAATACTACCAATCAAAATATGGAAGTATTTGATGGCAACAATTGGGTGCAACTTGGTATGAGTTATGCTACTGTTGGACTAAATGGCGAGGCAGAATCATTACTAGATTGGGCTCGTGAACAACGTGATAAACAACTAGCTTATCAAGCCATGTCAATAGAACATCCAGCAGTTAAAAACGCTTTTGATGCTTTTAAACGGGCAGAAGAACAATTAGATTTAGTTTATAAGTTATCAAAAGATCATGAAAAAGATCTTGGAGAGTTGACTGGTCCATGAATAGAATAGATTATACAAAAACACAAAGAGACTACGCTGTTTATTTGCCAGCTATTAGTAGTTTCTATAACAAAATTATTAGCAATCAAAGATACAATACAAAGAGTGCTGTAGATACAAAACGCTTTCCAAAAGGTTTTGAACATGGCACAGAAAGTATGAACTTTTTAGATGCAGAGCGTGGAGCATTTACATACAAATACGGATTGTACTCAGCAGGTCATGCTCAGTTAGATTTAGATAAAACACTGATTCAAGATGCAATGATCCAAGAACGCAATAGAGAAAATACTATTATTTTAGGTGACTCGGGCGGATTCCAAATTGGTAAGGGCGTGTTAAAATTTGACTGGAGTGATTTTAAAGGTAAAGGTGCAAACAAAACTCGTGATCAAATCTTAAATTGGTTAGAGTTAACTGCTGATTGGAGTATGGTATTGGATGTTCCAACTTGGGCTAGTAATGAGTTACATCGAGAAAAAACTGGTTTAAAAAGTTTTCAAGATTGTTTAGATGCAACCATTTGGAACAACAATTATTTTGCACAAAACAGATTGGGGAATACTAAATTCCTAAATGTGTTACAAGGCAATAGTCCAGAAGAAGCAGACATTTGGTATGATGCTGTTAAGCATTTGCCATTTGAAGGTTGGGCGATGGGTTCACAAAATATGTGTAACATGCCAATTATCCTAAATAGACTTATTACAATGCGTGATGAGGGTATGCTTAAGGATAAAAATTGGATGCACTTCTTAGGTACTGCACCACTTGACTGGGCTTGCTATTTGACTAGTATTCAACGTCAACTACGTAAACATTGTAATCCAAACATTACAATTAGTTTTGACTGTGCTAGTCCATACATTGCTGTTGCATATGGACTATCATATACTGATCCAAGTTTCCGTAGAGATAAATGGTCAATTATTATGGAAAAGGCGCCTGATAATAAAATATGGGCTGGAGATGATATACCATTCCCATGGCGCAGTAGTATTGGTGACCGTTTAACAATGGGCGATGTTTGTTATTACAAGCCAGGCGACTTAAACAAAATTGGTAAGGAAGGTAAAACTAGCTGGGACAGTTTTAGCTACGGTCTTTACATGGCGCATAATACAGAAATTCATATTCAAGCAGTACAACGTGCTAATCAATTAATGGATATGGAATGTGCTAGATATAAGCCAGATTGGAGACAGTGGAAGAAAATGAATTCAAAAGATGAGAAAAGTGATAGCCCAAGCGAATGGGTTCCGCGAAATATCTTGTATTTTGATCGTTTTGTCCAAGAGCTATTTGAAAGTGACGATCCACAAAGTATGCTCAAACATGCACACAAATTCTTAACCGAATTGCAGGGCGGATTACAGAGAGGAAAAGTTCAAAATGATACATTTAACAACTTGTTTGAAATGGAAGATCCTATGCCTAGTGAGAATGATCTTTCAGACATGAATAATGAAAAAATTATTGAGCTTGAACATACTTTGGATTGATTTAACCAAAATAGTATTGACATTTGAAGTTAAACGCTGTATTATAAACACATGCTAGACACACAACAAAGACAAGACGTTACGTACTTTACAGGCTACGAAGTTGAGCATACTATTTGCCATGGTATGTTCACTTTGTTTGTCGTAGGTACTCCGCCTTTAGAAGAAATTTTGCGTAAAGCTGACGACACCCAAGCATATTTGGACGAAAGCAAACGTATTAAACATATCTACTTTGGAACAAGTCAAAGTTTTAATCCTAAAAATATTTCACAAGAAGAATACAAACGATGGGATGACGTTATTGTAGGCTGTCTAAAAGCAGACTACTGGGTTACACTAGACTTTGGTGTTGAACACATTGAAGGTGTATTGGAATCTTGTTATTGCGAATATCCTCGTTTTGTCCCTATGATTAGTGTTAAGTTACCTTACATTAATCAACTCAACTATAACGCCACACTTAAACTGGATGACCGAACTTGGGGTGCTACAAATCCAGGTGTGTGGACACATCAACTACATGATCTAATGAGTAAAGACAAGTATACTCATTGGGATCAGTACACACAAGATACACCAACATGATTATCAAACAAGACGTCCGTCCTCACAAAATGATTTGGGTCACATTTCGTAAGGAGGGTATTCACAAATACCCAGCGGCCGCAACTGATCCTAACCTTGCAACAGGAGATGAATATGATGTCTCGTTTTTGGCTAATCCCCATCGCCATATTTTTCATTTTAGGGTATGGCTTAGTGTCACCCACAATGACAGAGATGTGGAGTTTATACAATTCAAGCGATGGCTCGAAAAACTGTATTCTAGCAACGAAGGTGTATTGTCGCTAGACTACAAGAGTTGTGAGATGATGAGCGATGATCTATATGCTCAGATTCACGCAAAGTATCCAGACCGTGAGGTTTGGATTGAGGTCTCCGAAGACGGAGAAAATGGTTCATTTATCAAATATTAACAAGAGGCTATAATGGCTAAGAACTACAAGGATTATTCCTATTTTGAAAATCGCCCAGACGTTGTAAAAGTTTGGGAGGATCTAGAAGCGTGGCACGACTATTGTCGTTTTAATTTGTTGGATTTTAATCCAGCGCATTTGTATAAATCTCCAGAGTATAAGGAGTTTGCACGTAAGAAAAATGGCAATTACCGTTTCCAAGGAAAGAACGGAAATGCCAAATTTAACAATGGTGAACGCAAGCCATACCAAGGCAACAAACCTCGCTATGAGAATAGAAACAATGGCGAACGTTTTTCTCGTTGATTTAGAAGCAGTTGAAACAAGGTACACGGGACAATGGAAGTCCCATGTGCCTTTTTTGCTTAGAAAGGCTGGACACAATGTTCAAATTATTGACGGCCCTGAAGATATCCCTAGGGCTACCACTCCTGGCGCTTTTCTTAACTTTGGTGGGACTAATATCTATAAGTCTTTACAAGTTGAAAAAATTAGTAGATTATTTTGCGCTGGACGCATTCAAGCTGGCGACCATTTTATTTTTACTGATGCTTGGCATCCGGGCATTATAAATTTAAAATACATGAGTGAACTATTACAGATTCCAGTAACTATTCACGCACTATGGCATGCTGGCAGTTATGATCCGCAAGACTTTTTAGGTCGATTGATTGGCAATGCTAAATGGGTAAGGCATACTGAAAAAAGTTTTTTCTATGCTATAGACCATAATTATTTTGCCACAGATTTTCATATTGAAATGTTTGGTCTAAACTTGATAGGTTTTGATCTTGAAACTTTGAGAACAAATCATATCAAAGATAAGAAAATTATTAGATCTGGCTGGCCCATGGAATATATGGACGTGACTTTAGATCCATATAAGAATATGAAAAAGCGTGATCTCATTTTGTTTCCTCATAGAATTGCTCCAGAAAAACAGGTTGAAATTTTTAGGGATTTAAAAGAACATTTGCCACAATATGAGTTTGTAGTTTGTCAAGATCAACAACTCACAAAAAATGAATATCATAATTTGTTGGGCGAAGCGAAAATGGTGTTTAGTGCTAACTTACAAGAAACACTAGGCATCAGTTGTTTTGAAGGTGCTATCGTGGATGCTATTCCCATGGTGCCAGATAGACTAAGTTATAGTGAAATGTACTATGACATTTTCAAATATCCAAGTATATGGACTGAAAGTTTTGAATCTTATCAAACACATCGTCCAAATTTGTGTTTTGCAATTATGCAACACATGGACAATTACGAAACAAGATTGTCAAAATTAAAAAATCAAACACAAGATTTAAAAAAGAACTTTTTCAGTGCAGACATATTATTGGAGAACATTACATGAAGTGGTTTGAAAAATGGATAGAAAAGAAATATTATTCACATCAAGAAAAAAGAGAAAGGGAGATCAATAAAATGGGAACTGCACAAGCCATACCAAAAGGATTGATATCAATAGATAGAGGTCCAAATATTAGTCAAAATGGAATACGTTTTACAGTATATAAAGCTACCGGTGGTGTTGCTATAGAAACTCAAATGTATGATGAACGTAATGATCGTAATAGGTCCAGTTTATATGTTATTACAAGTGATAAAGATATTGGCGAAGAAATTGGCAAAATTATCACATTAGAAGCACTTAAAAATTGACGTTGATCCTAAATAATGTTACAATGTAAAATATTAAAGTATTTTGGAGATTAAATTGGTTTATAATAAAGCATACATCAGTAACGATATTGACGAGTCAGTGTCATTTGATAACATTGACGATAAAGGATATCAAGAAGAAAAATATCTAGGCAATTACCTTCGTTCTAAAATGAAACGTGAAGGTAAGCGTTTTTGGGCAGGCGATAATATTAGTGAATATATCAGCAACGAACATGTTAAAGAACAACTAATTGATGAAGCCGCAGAAGCATTTGAAACTGTTCTAGACCGTTTGCTAATTGATAGAGAAAATGATCCTAATAGCAAGGGCACGGCACGTAGGTTGGCCAAGATGTACTTTAATGAAATAATGGCAGGTAGATATGACCCAGCACCAGACGCAACATGTTTCCCAAACGATTCGGCGGACCGTTATGAAGGTATGCTGGTTGTTCGCAGTGAGCTTCGTAGTATGTGTAGCCATCATCATCAACCTGTGGTTGGTGTTGCTTATATTGGTATTATTGCTGCCGAGAAACTTATTGGACTCTCAAAGTATACACGCATCGCACAATGGTGTGCCCGACGTGGTACTCTCCAGGAGGAACTTTGTAATGACATTGCTAGGGAGATCGCCAAAGCTACAGGGGCCAAAGACATAGGTGTTTATATTCAAGCTACACATGGTTGTTGTGAAAATCGTGGTATTATGGCACATAGCAGTCTAACACAAACAACTGTACTACAAGGTTCGTTTAAAACTGATCCTGGTGCAAAGAAAGAATTTTTTGACAACATCAAACTACAGCAAGAATTTGCCCCACGATGATTCGAAAACACAAAAAATTTTTAGGAACAAAAGTTCCTGGAATAGATGAACAACATAATTGGATGAAAACATACAGTATTGATCCAATTGAACTAGGTCAAATGTGTGAGGAATATCCATCGTTAGAACGCAGTTGGAAACAGTTTAAAATTGTGTATGAACTATGTAAGGTAGAAAATGAAACTGACAAACATTTTTCTGAATTGGCTAGATAAGTGTGATCGCAAACGTGTTATTATGGACCGTACTTGTGACGAGCCACTTTTGACACGCTATTATCTTTTTTTAAAGGATCGCAAAACGTTCCCGTTTAATGTGTTCTTACATAAGTTTCATAAAGGTGATCCAGGCGATGTACACGATCATCCTTGGCCTTATGCCACACTTATTCTCAAAGGTGGTTACTATGAATATACTCCAATATTTGAGTACGGTAAAATGGTTGGAGAAAAGAAGCACTGGCGAGGCCCTGGTCATTTCCGTATTTGTGGCGCATACAGTTATCATAGAATAGAGCTAAAGCCTGATGTTACTCCTTGGACTTTGTTCATGCCTGGTCCACAAAAAAGAGAATGGGGGTTTCTTGTTAATAATCGTTGGGTCCAAAACGATCAATACTTAAAGGAAAAATATGAACAAGCTCATAATTGATAATAATCAATTTAAAGGGCTAGTTGCTAAAATTTGCAGAGACATTACTGCAAGTAACTGGCGACCAGATTATATTGTAGGAATAACTCGAGGTGGACTTTTGCCAGCAGTTATGATCAGTCACTACTTTGATGTTAGATGTGAAACTTTAAAAATAAGTTTGCGTGATAGTGACAATGGTCCAGAAAGTAATTTGTGGATGGCCGAGGAAGCGTTTGGATACATTCCTATAGATATGCAAAAAGGTATCGATAAGAGAAGCGATGCAACCTACAAGAAAAATATTCTTATAGTTGACGATATTAATGACAGCGGAGCTACTTTTAATTGGCTGTTAAATGATTGGCCCAGTGGGTGTTTGCCAAATGACGAAGCTTGGAACAACGTTTGGAACAACAATGTTCGATTTGCTGTAATTATTGATAACTTATCTAGTAAGTGTAATGTAAAAATGGATTACACTGGTATGGAAGTTAACAAAGCAGAAAAAGATGTTTGGATTGAATTCCCTTATGAAGAATGGTGGACTAAAAATGCGTGAAATTGTAATGTTAGATCAACCCCCTTTTATAGAAGACAGTAAAGCTCCTTGGGATAATTTATTAGAAGAAGACTTTCACGTCAAAGTTTTTTACGATAAATATCCCGTTACCGAGGGGCATTTGCTTTTTGTGCCTAAATACAATACAGTAGCAGTGTTAATGGATGCCTTTGAAGACGCTGTGCGTGATGGTATGCGTATGGTAGAAGATGGCGAATGCGACGGATTTAACGTCGGGTTCAACTATAGTAAGGCAGCAGGTCAAACTGTAGGTTGGCCGCATGTTCACCTTATTCCAAGAAGAACAGGTGATATGGAAGATCCAACAGGTGGTGTTCGTCATGTAATTCCAGAAAAAGGAAACTACAAAAAAGACGAAATTGGAAAAATTAAAAAATCAGTTTAATGCGTATTTCACTATTAGCATTAGTTCTATTGCTATCCTGTTTCCCTGTCTTTGCCAAAAAGACAAACGATTATTCTGTCTTAATTTATAATGAATCTTTATCTCACCAAGTAGTTGCTTCTAATTTTGATCAAAGACCAATTGCTAGTCTAACAAAATTAATGACTGCAATGGTAGCATTAGATTATCGATTGAACCTAGATTCAAAAGCATTTTTGTCTGACAAGGCAGGTAGTAAACTCCCCAAAAAAATGTATACAAGGAGAGAACTTCTTAATGCTATGTTAGTTAGAAGTGATAATGGGGCGGCAGAAACTTTAGCTAATGATTACCCAGGCGGAAGAAAAATGTTCATTAAAGCAATGAACATTAAGGCTAAAAATTTAGGAATGAATAATACTGTTTTTGTAGATCCAACAGGATTGGGCAAAGGTAATATTTCAAATATTGAAGACGTTAATAAAATGATGTCGAACGCTTCCAAATATAATTTTATTAGTAATTTTAGTGTTAAAAAAGAAGTTTCTTTTGAAATACCTAAAAAGAATAATAAAACAAAAATAGTCACATTGGAAAATACCAATAAAAAATTGCTAAATGAATTTAATTTTATTACAGCTAGTAAAACAGGATTTACTTATCCGGCAGGTTTTTGTCTAGCACTAGCAGTTCAAAAAAATGAAAACAAATATATCATTGTTGTATTAGGTGCAAAAAATCAATCACACCGTGCTCAAATAGTAAAAGATTTGATAGAAAAAATATGAAAACTTTTAAACATCAAGTAAAAATTAATTGGCACACTGGACAAGGAAATGTTTGGTGGAACGAAACCTGTGCTATGGTATTAGAAGTATTTGGTTTACCTGGTAATAGATTTATGTATAGACCATATATGGATCATATGATTTTTGAATTTGAAAACGAAAAAGACCAAAGATTGTGTCAAATATTACTTTCAGATAGAATTTGACTTCCTTAAATTTTTATAGTATAATAACATTATGAGTAAAATTAAAATAGGACGTTACATGGGCGTTCCTTCTGTTTTCTTACGCACGTTTGGTTGTAACTTCAAGTGTGCAGGCTTTGGCATGCCAAAAGGTCAACTAAGTACCGAAGCAGATGCAATCGCACAAATTGCAGATAAGTTTAAAACTTATGAAGAACTTCCTCTAGTTAGTACAGGATGTGATAGTTATGCAAGTTGGGATCCTAGATTTAAAGATCTAAGTCCTATGCTTGAATCTGATGCTATTGTGGAACGTATTATGGAATTACTTCCATACAATGGATGGGGAGACGAACATCTAGTCATTACAGGTGGCGAACCTTTGCTAGGTTGGCAACGTGCCTATGAAGACTTACTTATTCACCCAAACATGTCTAGATTAAAGGAAATAACATTTGAAACAAACGGGACACAACGTTTGACAGGTGATCTACACAATTTTCTACAACATTGGGTCAATCAAGATCCAGAAAGAGAAGTAACTTTTTCTGTTAGTGCTAAACTAAGTTGTTCTGGTGAAGCAAGGCATGAAGCAATTATTCCTGAAATTGTATGCGAATACGAAACAATTGGCTACACATATTTAAAATTTGTAATAGCCACTGAAGAAGATGCAGAAGAGGCATTAGAAACTGTAGACATTTATAGAGAAAACGGATTCCGTGGCCCAGTTTATTTGATGCCAGTGGGCGGGGTTGAAAGTGTATACACATTAAATAATCGCCGTGTAGCAGAACTAGCAATGAAGCACGGTTTTAGATATAGTGATCGTTTGCAAGTTCCATTATTTAAAAATGAGTGGGGTACTTAATATGGTAGCAAAAAAGACTACAGTAGCAGAAGCACCTGCTAAAAAAACAGTTAAACAAACTGCAACAAAAGCTCAAACTAGGACCAAAAAGAAATTTAGTAGTCCAAAAGAAGAAGCAACACATCATAAGCAACCTTGGGTTGGTGTATTAGAAACACATGTCAATCCAGACAATCCTTCAAATGGCTTTTTCGAACTTGACTGGAATGAGTATTTTATAGTACAATTAAAGAGTCATGGATATGACGGGCCAACTGAAGAAAGTATCGTAGATGCCTGGTTCCAAAGTTTGTGCAGAAATATTGGAAGTGAAGCAGGATTAGATATGGAACGTCGTGGCAGTGGTTATATTAATATTAACAATCTTGGTAACGGTAAATCGGAAGTAAGTTAAAATGTCATTTATACTCGTAGACACTGCTAATACATTCTTTCGTGCTAGACACGCAATTAAAGGCGATTTGGAAACTAAGATTGGCATGAGTCTTCATGTTACCTTTAATAGTGTTAAAAAAGCATGGAAAGACTTCAATGGCACCCATGTTATTTTCTGTCTTGAAGGCCGCAGTTGGCGCAAAGATCATTATGGTCCTTATAAGCGCAATCGTAGCGATGCACGTGCCGCACATAATGAAAAAGAAGCAGAAGAAGAACGAGTATTTTGGGAAACATTTGACGAATTTAAAACATTTGTAAATGAAAAAACTAATTGTAGTGTACTACAGCACCCTCAACTAGAAGCTGATGATTTAATTGCAGGATTCATACAAGCACATCCTAATGACAATCATGTCATTATCAGTACTGATGGCGACTTTGCACAATTAATTTCACCAAATGTAAAACAATATAATGGTGTTAGTGAAGTTACAACAACACATGAAGGTTATTTTGATGCTAAGGGTAAACCAGTAAAAGATAAAAAAACTGGCGAAGTAAAGCCTGCGCCAAATCCAGAATGGTTGTTATTTGAAAAATGTATGCGTGGCGATACCAGTGACAATATCTTCTCAGCATTTCCAGGTGTGCGTACAAAAGGCACAAAGAATAAAGTTGGCTTAACTGAAGCATTTGAAGATCGCAACAGTAAAGGTTGGGCGTGGAACAATTTAATGTTGCAGAAGTGGGTTGATCATGATGGTGTCGAACATCGAGTTTTAGATGATTATAATAGAAACAAATTACTCTGTGATCTAACAGCACAACCTACTGATATTCGAAAAATTATAGAACAAACAATTCAATTAGAAACGCAAAAGGCAAAAGATATCTCACAAGTAGGTGTAAGAATGTTAAAGTTCTGCGCTGGCTATGAGTTGAATAAGATAAGCGAAAATATTCATCATTACGTTGATCCGTTTAATGCAAGATATCCAATTCAAGAAAAAATAGAAGCATAAGGAAATTATATGACAGGAATCGCTAAGCCACTTATTCCCAATAAAGAATGGATAGTTGAAGACAATGGTCGCAAACTAGGAACATTAAGTAAAGAAAAATCAGGCTATGTATTTTTTGGTAAGGGGACAAAAATACAATTTCATGATCTTAACGAAGTTCAAGAGGCAATGGAAATTTTTGTTGAACCCCCTTCAACTGTAAAATTATCAAAAAATAAAGATGTTTATGGATATGAAACAAAAACTATACCCCATAATCCTTTATATGATGTAAAACGTAAATTGCCCATTTATACTAAAAGTGCAAAAAGTACAAGTAAACATTGTGCTGGTCATTATATTATAAAATTTCCCAAAGGTTGGGTCAAAAGTCATTGCCCTAAATTGATTACTTTGGAAAGATATGCTTATAAAGGGCCTTTTCATACAGATGCAGAAGTAAGATTAGAACTAGCAAAGGCACATCGTGAAAGAACTTAATAGCTACTTAATAGAAGATTTCGCAAATAAAGTGTTTGCGGCACGTAAAACCAACCAAAAATCAGTCACTTTAGACATAAAAGAAGCCCAATTATTGGTAGAAACACTCACTATTGTGCTATCTAGAGCAGTTGGTAACTTAGAACGTGCAAATACCACTGAACCACAGGACAATACAGTTTCAGTACAAATGGATGGCGGCTCATTTTAATAAATAAACTACGTATATTAACAAGGTACGTAGATAATGAGCAGACCAAAACCAAAAGTATTATTAGAAATCGCTAATAAAAAAACTTTCAAAGTTGAGCAAGTACTCGACAGTGACGCTATTTGGGCAGTTTTTTATCAGGGAAAGCCTGTCAATTTAAAAACCAGTAGCCTTGTTGCCAGTTATCCTGGACCAAAATATAAGAAAGTTTCATTTTCAAATCCAGGTCATGCACACAATTTGGCTAAGAAACTTAATAAGATTTTCAATACTAGTGAATTTCAGGTTTACAAACTTACTACCGGAGAGGTAGTTGATGAACAAACTAGAGATAACTAAAAAATTAGCCGAAAAAGACGAACACTATAATAGTGATCCAAAATATATAAACATGCTATACAAAGCATGGTGGGTCAATTGGCGTAACACCGAAGATCGAAGATTTCGACTAACTGACAAAGGTTACGACTATTTCAAAAACACTGCCGACGTCAAATTTTACGAAATTGTCTTTCCACTAGGGTTAGTGATTACTAACAAAATGGTGATAGATTTAGATAGATACATCGACTGTCCATATTATCTAACAAACAAAAGTATTATGTTAACAGGTGAAAAATCTGCCCTACAATTAATACTCTTTGATGGCGATCTTACCAAATTTGGTAAAGCTAAAGACAGAACCAAACAGAAAAAACAAAAAAGCTCTTGACTTTCTAGCCTATTAGCCGTATAATAGTGGAACAGTAAACAAATTCTACCACTAACTTTGAAAGGTATAAAATGGCAGAGAAACTGAGCGCAAATCGTACCGTTACTCCTAACGATGCAAAAAATTCCATTCGTCATGCTATCAACAAAAAACGCCCTATTTTTATGTGGGGTGCTCCTGGCATTGGTAAGTCTGACATCGTAAAGCAAATTGCTGAGGAACAAGGTAGGGAAGTCATTGACGTTCGACTTCCACTTTGGGAACCTACTGACATTAAAGGCATTCCTTATTACAATGCCACAGAAAATACAATGAGCTGGGCTCCTCCAGCAGAGCTTCCACATGATAAAGATAGTAAGGCTATTTTGTTCTTGGACGAACTTAACGCGGCTCCGCCATCCGTACAGGCTGCGGCTTATCAACTTATCCTTAATCGTCGTGTTGGTACATATCGTCTGCCAGAAGGCGTAAGCATTGTTGCCGCAGGTAACCGAGAAACTGACAAAGGTGTTACTTATCGTATGCCTGCTCCGTTGGCTAATCGTTTTGTTCACTTGGAACTACGTGTTGACTTTGATGATTGGAACACCTGGGCTACTGGTAACAAGGTTCACAAAGACGTTGTTGGTTATTTGAACTTTGCCAAAAATGATCTTTACGATTTTGATCCTAAATCTTCAAGTCGTGCGTTTGCTACCCCACGTAGCTGGTCATTTGTTAGCGAGTTGCTTGATGACAACTTGAGCGACACTGTTCTAACTGACCTTGTTGCTGGTGCAATTGGTGAAGGACTTGCTGTTAAATTCATGGCTCATCGCAAGATTGCTGGTCAAATGCCTAATCCTTCAGAAATTTTGGATGGCAAAGTCAAAGAACTTAAAATTAAAGAAGTATCTGCAATGTACTCTTTGACTATTTCCATGTGCTATGAATTGCAAATTGGAAATGAACGTAAAGTTAAGAATTGGGATGAGCAATCTGACAATTTCTTCCGTTTTATGATGGATAATTTCCCAACTGAAATTGTTGTTATGGGTGCTAAGACTGCGCTGACTAATTTCCAACTTCCGTTTGATCCTGCAGAAATGCAAAACTTTGACGAATTCCACGATCGTTTTGGTAAGTATGTTATTACTGCTTTGGAAAAGTAAGCAACTAATAACTAAGAAAGGGCAGAAATGCCCTTTCTTTTATTGACTTTTATCACTTTTGAGCTTATAATATACTATACACTAAAGAAAGGTACCTAATGTCTGCTAAATCAATTATGAAAGATGAGCAAAATAAAAAGCTCATGAAACAAGAATATACTGCAAAAGAAAAAAACGATGCAGTAGAAAAATTGATCACTGCTCGCGTTGGTCTTCTTCTTCGTCAACCATTTTTTGGCAATCTTGCTACCCGTCTTGAGTTAGTTGATGCTAGTCAATGGTTGCCTACTTTGGCCACAGATGGTCGTAAATTTTACTATAATGTTGGCTTTGTAAAAAGTCTAAGTGCCAAACAAATGGAATTTGGTTTTGGACACGAAGTTCTTCATAATGTATTTGATCATTTGACTAGACGAGAAGATCGAGATGCTCGTATTTTTAACTATGCCTGCGACTTTGCAGTTAATCAAATTTTGATTGATGAACGCATTGGTGAAAAGATTGATCAAGTACAGATTTGCTATGATAGAAAATACATGGGCAAGTCTTCTGAAGAAATTTATGACGAACTGATGAAAAACGTCAAGCAAATGTCTATGGAAGAGTTCTTAGAAAGTCTTGGTGACCTACTTGACGAGCATTTAGATTGGGAAGAAGGTAATGAAGGCGGGGATAAGGACGGCGAAGGCGAAAAAGATGGCAAAGGACGACCACGCTATAGTAAAGAAGAATTGAAAAAAATTCGAGATGAGATTAAAGAAGCAATGGTTGCCGCGGCTCAGGCCGCAGGTGCTGGGCGTGTACCAGCCGGTGTTCAACGTTTCCTAAAAGATCTCACTGAACCAAAAATGGATTGGCGTCAAATGTTGCGTATGAATATTCAAAGTATCATCCGTAGCAATTACAGCTTTATGCGTCCTAGTCGCAAAGGTTGGCATACTGGTGCAGTATTGCCTGGTATGATGAATGATGAAACTATTGATGTCTGCATTGCATTAGATATGTCTGGATCTATTGGTGATGAACAAGCAAAGGACTTCATAGGCGAAGTTAAAGGTATTATGGATGAATATGTTGACTACAACATTAAATTGTGGTGTTTTGACACTGAGGTCTATAATCTAGCTACCTTTACCGCAGATAACGGCAACGATTTGATGGATTATGAAGTCAAAGGTGGTGGCGGTACTGATTTTGATGCTAATTATAACTTTATGAAAGAACATGGAATTGAACCTAAAAAGTTCATTATGTTCACGGATGGATATCCTTGTGGAAGCTGGGGTGATGAGAATTATTGTGATACTTTATTCATCATTCACGGTCCGGAAGAAATAAAATCTCCATTCGGTCAGTACGCACATTATAAATAAAATGCGCAGATTATTATGGCATTGAAAAATGGCAAATTAAACCCGCTAAATGTTTTGGGGTTTAGGGTAGTAAATAAAATCCCAAAACATTTTACCACTATTAATGTGGAAGTAAGTTGTGACGTTCCAACGCTAACACGATGGATTTTTAACAACTTACATAGCAGGTTTGGTGTGACCACAGGGTTGACTGTATCCGATCAAAATCATATGTCCGAAACGACAAAGGTTGGATTTGAAGACCCTAGAGAAACATCAATGTTCATGCTTACATGCCCATACTTAGATAACAACAGGAGAATTAAATGACTGAGCAAGTACAAAATCAAGAAGTAGCACAAGCACCTGCAGAAGGTGAAGCACAAGCTGCCGCTACTCCAGATTTGACCGTAAATGATTTACAAGCACTTAAAGCTATTATTGATGTTTGCACACAACGCGGTGCGTTTAGAGCAAATGAACTAGCAAGTGTAGGAACCGTTTTTAATAGACTAACTGCTTTCCTAGATCATATTGCCCCACAACAAAAAGAAGGTGCTCCAGCTGAAGCACCAAAACAATAAGGATAAAATATGAAACACGTCGGAAAAATGAAAAATAATAATGCCCCAGTTGCTATTGTTTTTCGAACACTTCCGGGTGACCCTCACAGTTGTCTAGTAGTGGGTACCCAAGGGCTGGGGCCCACTAATCATGATGCTTTGATGAGTTTGATTGAAACTCCAGAAGCACAGAACGCAAATGAACTAGCAGACATACTAAGTGCCAGATTATTTCCAGATGGCAGTAATATGTTAGGTTGGCTACACACCAACAAAAACTTAAAAAAGGTTGCTACAAATGAAGTGGTGGTAACAGCTACTCCTCAATCAAGTGTTCCTTTAGATGAGTTGAATAAACTTATTGCAGAACAAAAAGGAATCACTTTAGAAGAGTTAGCTAACGGTGAGGCGCCAAAATCATCTGAATCTAAAGTGACTGAAATTGCCAGCGTTACTGAAATGCCTGTTAATAAAGAATCAGAGATTCTTGATGACGGTGTTTTAGCAAAACGTTTGCGTAGTCAAGCAGATGCTATGTTTAAAGAAGCCCAAAGTTTAAGAAAACAAGCTGACGAATTAGACCCGCCTAAGAAAAAGACGACTGTCAAAAAAGAAATAGCATAATAGGGGGTTACTATTTCTAAAGCAATTCCCAGAAGAGTGAGAATAGTTTCTGGGCTAGATTCAAACTGGAAAGAAGTACTTGAAGACGTATCATTACGAGCAATCCCAGTTAAATATATATCTAGCGTGGAACTACAACTCAGAGACGGCAGCTCATGCACTATTGACGTTGCATCAAAGTTGAATCTTGATTGGAGATCAAATTTGGACGAAGCTTCGAAAGAACTCGAAAGAATGATCGACGAGATATCTAACACCCAAGGAATCGAATTGGTCGAGTACTTGTTAGACTTTGATATGATCAAGAGTGAAGTTTCATTCACATCATCGAGGTTAGGAAATGAAAACAATAGCAATAATGGTTAGTACTCCAACTGGTGGCCTAGGAATGAATGATAATCTTCCTTGGTTTCAATTGAGTATTCACACTGAAAATTTTGAAGAGATTGCCAAAGATCAGATAGTTCTTGTTGGGAGTTCTGCATTCAACAATCACAACTACTTACGCGGATCTGTTACGTATGTTTATTCTAAAAATGAAAATTTTCAAGAAACTGATTCATTAAAAAGAATTACTGGTGACGTACCCGAGGCAATAATTAATAAATTAAAAGCAGACCATCCAGATAAAAATATTATCATTGCAGGTGGAATAAGTGTTTTTGAAAAATTTTATGATTTAATTGACGAATGGCGTGTCACAATCGTTGAAGACTTTGTTGTGTTCAATAGATATATTAATCTAACAGATATACAACACAAGTGGCCAAAGAGAAGAGTTGTTAGTTCAGGTCAGGATCTAAATCAAGTTTTTAACACATACCACTATTCGAAGTAATATGGACAATTATCATAGTCTAATAGAAAAAATTTTAAAAGAAGGTTCAAAAAGAGAGGATCGAACTGGAGTTGGTACACTTAGTTTATTTGGTGAGCAACTTAAATTTGACCTTTCAAAAGGATTCCCAGCAATTACAACCAAAAAACTTGCATGGAAAAGTGTAGCAAGTGAGTTACTTTGGTTTATACAAGGTAGTGGGGATGAAAGAAAATTAAAAGAATTACTTTATAATGATCCAAATAGTGATAAGAAGACTATTTGGACTCAAAATTTAGAAGCAGACTACTGGGTCAAACGTAGACATAAAAAACATGCACAAGACTTAGGTCGCATTTATGGTGTACAGTGGCGCACATGGAGAGCGCCAGTATTTGGCGTTAACAAGATGGGCGTTAAGCACATTGACCAATTACAGCAATTAATTTCTGGCATTAAAGAAGATCCAACTGGACGTAGACATATTATTACTGCGTGGAACCCAGGGGAAATTGATTTGATGGCTTTGCCACCTTGTCATTGTTTTGCACAGTTTTATGTTAACAACGGCAAGCTCAGTTGCCAAATGTACCAGCGTAGTGCAGACATTTTCCTTGGAGTGCCTTTCAACATCGCTTCATACGCATTGTTCACGCATATGATAGCACAAGCATGTGGTCTAACTGTTGGTGACTTGATCATCACATTTGGTGATGTTCACTTGTATTTGAATCATGTTGATCAAGCAAAAGAACAATTATCAAGAAAACCATTTGCATACCCAACACTAAAACTAAACCCTGATGTTACAGACATCACAAAGTTTACTATGTCAGATATTGATTTGGTAAATTACGAAAGCCACGGCACAATTTCTGCGCCAATGGCTGTTTAAAGAATTAGTGCTTCAATTACTTTAGGACCTTCGTCATCGGAGGTTTCTAAAGCTACAGCAAATACTCGACTAGCATGAGGTACAGCCATTGTTGCATAACCATTATCGGCTGCAATTAGGTCTTCACCTTTCTTGATACGACCAATAACTTTAACTGGCACACGACCTTTTAGTGCTATATAAGTTCCGCCTTCAAGCTCACTGTTCATCATATAAGCAGGGTTAGCAGATACTACACCAATAGCACGACTTCCCCATGTACTAGCAGTAACTTCTTTCTCGCCACCAATTTTAACAACTGTGCCTACTTCATATTCTTGATCAGCTAGATATTTTTCTGCCAAGTCAGCAAAACGAGCAGAAGTGGCTACACCGTGCATGACGTTAACAAAGATATCACCAGCAACATCTCTAGCAACAATAGTTGAACCTACATTAGGTACTGAAGCAGATAAACCATTAAGTGTGTTAGCTGTTTCAGCGTTAGTTGCATTTGATGCAGATATACTGCCATCTGAATCTCTAATAACCACAGTATATGGTGCAGTGCCTATTGATCCTAATCGAGGAACGCCGTTTTGATCTAGTATTGCAGTTGCTTTATCTGCAATGCCTTTAAAATATCTTGCATATAAATCACCTGCGCTATCACGACAAGCAACTGTATTAAAAAAACTAGAATTTGGACTTGCAGAATTTCCAATAAATCCTGCTAGTGGATTAGTAATGCCTGAAATTTTTAGTGCTGAAGCTGTTTCAGAAGTACCAGAAAAAGCTCCTCTAAAAATAGTTGTTGCACCAGAAACATCAATAGCAACTTGATCAGGACCTGTTGCGTTAACGTTAACAACATTACCATAATGTGGTCCGTTTGATCTACCATTAAAAACAGGAACTAGTCCAGTAACGTTAATTACTTCAGTACCATCTGTTTTTAATATATTACCCCTAACATTACCAGTTAAATTTCCTACAAATCCTTCACTAGCAGTCACGCTAGTTCCCACAACCCTACCTCTAAAAGCAGAATTATTTGGAGCAAGTGTTGGATCATCTATAGCATAAAAATTATTTGAATAAACATTTTTCCACTTTAGTGCCTGTGTTCCTAAATTATTTGTACTGTCTCTAATAGGAGTCATTTCAGATGCACTTACATTAATAACTCTATTTAAAGAGCCATTATTAGTTACTGATAATATTATAGAATTTCCAGTTAAGTTAGAAATAAATCCTGTTCCAGAATTGTATCCAAAATAGAAGTTGTCTGACCCACCTATAAACATACCTCTCAAATTAGTGAATTGTCCATTGGTTGCAATGGTAGGTTCAATTCTTAATTTCAGATCGGTATTCATAATCTGTGAATTACCAACAGACTGTAAGAAATTACTTGCAGGATATTCAATAGAATTAATTAACAAAGACTCAGAAGTTTTAGCAACACCGCCAAAAGATACATTTGGAACAGATGATCTTGAAGGTAATGTTATACCTTTAAAGACTTTTGTAAAACCTGTTACAGGTGTTTGTTCTGAATTGATGTTAAACTCGTCTTTGCTAAACATAGCAATGACTGTTTCTCCAAAAACTGCCTGCAACACAGTTCTAAGATTTCCGCCATCATCAACTAGTCTTTTATTTGTCAACTGCGCGGCACTAGGGTTGGTCAATGGTGGACCAATCAGTTTGTGTTCTGATCCATCAAATATAAAAAATTGTCCAGTAGTTGTATTATACCATCCATCGCCAATCAATTGACCAGAAGGGGGTGAATTACCGTATTCAGTAGACGCTAGTGGTTTAAAATTTAAACCATTATAAACTTTTATCTTCTTAACAGTAGTGTCAAACCATAGTTGTCCAATTACTTTGTTTGACGGCTCTACAGCATTTGCAAAATTTTCTAGTAAGAAAACTAGGCTTTGATTTAATGAAGATCCGTATCCAGCATAATTCTTTCCTGGCAGTTGTAGGTTCGTTGAAACGCTATCTACTGTTCCGTCTTGAATAGTAGCTAGGGTCTGACCGTTAAATTTCTTGATAGTGTATGGCATAACAATTCTCTAATTTTCTATATTTACCGTTAAATTACTTTCTTAGAAGCGAGGTCGTACTCATCAGAAGCAGAAATCCAAGTGTAAATATTAGGATTATTAGAATAAACTGAAATTTTTTCGTTATGTTCTTCTCTAACCGCTTCCAAAAACTCTTTCATCTTCATAAAATCGTCAGTTTGGGGTATACCACTTTTATCTAACATATCAATAATTACATTAATTTGTTTGTGGATTGGGTACTGTTCCAATGCTTTTAAATTTGTAAAGTATCTAACTTGAGATTCTGAAATCACTGGTTTTTCAAATCTAGATTTTACTGATCCATTATTAAAATCCCCATGCCAATACTCGCCGTTTTCTTCATCTATTTCTACTTGCTTTGTAAGAAATTGAGAGAGATCCATTACTGATGTATCTACTTCGTCAGTAATTTCGCCTATCAACACACCTGTTGATTTTAAAAATAATAATTCTCTAATCTTTTTTGCCATTATCTATATCCCCAACTTAATACAAGGCTGTACTTTGGACATTCATTCTGCCCAATTTCAGTTACTTCATGTTCAATGTCTATTGGCATTTCTAAATACGCTCCTGGCTCTTCTTCGACTAAATTTGCCTTCCCATCCTGATCATACCAAATAAAATGTGGTTTATCACTTTGCAAATATATCAATTTAAATTTCCAATATCCACCAATACTATCCTTATGTCTTTGCAAATAATCACCTGGATCATATCTATTAATCACAAATGCATCTGCTGTTTTATCTTTTTCAGGTAACGTTTTAAAAATTGCTTCTTTTAATTCCTCACTCATATCAAAATAAAATAACGACTTCATATGACTGTC